CCGCGCTCGTTGCCCCGTTGACGGTGTCGCCGACGGCGGGTGACGTGGACAGCGTACAGACCAGGAGGGTGTACTTCGCATCCGACGGATTCGGCTGCCCATCGAACCGCTCGTAGCCCGCGATGCGCGTGTAGCCGCCGGTGATCGAGCACTCGAAGTTGGCGGCGCGGCGCGCGTAGCCAGGCGGCAGCGACAGCGTCGGAGTGACCTGGTCCAGGCCTCCGGCGAGCTGAATCAGGTCGTACTTGACCGGCTGAACCTGCAGCGGCATGTCGACCCCTTACGCCAGCGGCGGACCGCTGACGACGTTGGGCAGCTGGTCGACGTTGAGCCGGTTCATCAGCCGCTTGAACTCCAGCTCGCCGCGTTGGTAGACCTCGGCCGCAGACTCGTACCCGGCGTAGAACATCATCGCCCGGTAGACCACTGCCATGTGAAACTGCTCCGGGAACGACGGCTCATCGGCGTCCGCGGACAGGCCGACCGGCTTGCGGTAGTACTCGCCGGTGATGACGTAGGGCTGGTCCGGGATCGACCCGAAAGCCAGCTTCTTCGTCGCGCCCGGCGTGATCGCGACGACCACAGGGCGCGCGTAGGTCGTCCGCATGGACCCGTACTGGTACAGGTTGCGGAACGTGCTCCACTCCATGAAGTTCAACAGCTGCTCATCGGCGTAGCTCTGCCCAACCGAGGAGCACCTGAAGCTGTCGCGCTTCCAGTTGGCGAACGTCGAACCGACGCCCGCCTCGGTCGGGGTGTACTCCTGCTGCTGCGAGATCGTGTTGAACTCGAAGGGCTCACGCATCCACTGCCAGTCGTCCTTCGATGTCTGGATGTCCAGCCACGCGGCGTCGACCCACGCGGCGATGCGCGCGGCCTCGCCGGACAGGTTCTGCACCGTGGTTAGCGTGGGGCCGGAGACCCCGCACTCCACGCGCGTGCGATTCGTGAGCTGCAGGAAGTTCACCCGATCGCTCCCGTCAGGCCGGCTCGGCGAGCACGTTGGCCAACCACGCCCGGCCACGCGGGTTCGGGTCGTCCTGGATGTCGAACGGATACGCCAGGCCGGAACGCGGGCGCAGCTCCGAGACGTCCGGCGCGGCCGGATTCGGAGTGACCTGGGTGTACCGGGTTTCTTTCATGCGCGCCAGGATCTCGACGTATTTCCGGCGGACCTTCGTCGGCACGCCGCGGATGATCGGCTGGTTCATGCCGTTGCAGTTGACGATGACGTGGGGCGCCTGGTTCTCGTCGGTGGTCGAATGCACGAGCACGGTCACCAGCTCGTTCATAAACGCCTCGTCCGCGGCCAGCTGCCGGAAGTCCCGGGACTCCGCAACGGTCTCGACCACGGGCTGGTCGTCGGTGATCTCGATGCCCTGCGCGGGCTTGTTCGCTGCCATCTCTTACTCCGGTGGGGTGGGTCGCCGCCAAAAAAGAGGGGCGCCTTGTGGGCGCCCCTCTAACTCCTGTTGGAGGACAGGAGATGGCAGTCGTTACTGAGCCGAGCCCGGCATCACCATGCAGTCGTAGTAGACGTCGGTGACGTTGGCCGCGCCGAGGTCGGTCGAGCCCGGCGTGAAGGTCGTCGCCGCGGTGGTGACCTTGATCAGACCGACCAGGGCAACGGGATCGCTCTCGACCGAACCGGCCGGAACGCCCGGCACCGGGCACGGATCGCCGGCGGCGACGATCGGGCCCTGGGAGGTCGAGACGTTGCCGCCCGCGTCGATCCAGACGCCGAAGAGGCACGCCTGGTTCTGACCCAGCGCGGTGTGACCCGAACTGAACGCGAGGTTGTCGGTCGCGCCCTTCGACTTGAACACGCCATTGACCGTGTAGGTCAGGGTGTTCACCGTCTTGAAGGTGTTCGCGTTGGTGCCCTCGGCCAGGCCGGCGGCGGTGAGCGAGACGTTGCCCGCGTTGATGCCCGAGATGTTGAGCGACATGGTCGTTGTCCTTTACTGCTGGGTGTTCAGGGTGACCGCCGTCGCGGTCGTGTCCGCCCCGATGTTGGCGTTGGCGTTGTAGTCGGTGCGCAGCTGGTTGAACTGCGTCGCCAGAGCCGTCAGATCGGTCAGGATCGACGCGAGCAGGGGTTGCAGCTCCTTCCGGTCGATGCCGTCCGCGAGGCGGTTGATGCGGGCGTTGATGCTCTCAGCCATGTGAATTCCTTTCAGGTGACGGGGGCCGGATCACTCCAGCCCCCTGGTCATCACAGGGCGGTCACGCCGGCCTCGATGCGCGCCATGAAGGCGTCGTTCAGGCGAACGGTCGCAAACCAGGTCGACGCGCCCACGTAGCCGAACTGGCCGAGCGGGTTCGCGTGGTTGGTCTGCGACGCCTTGAGCACCACCGGCTTGATCGCCGACATGCCTTTCAGCGCCACCTGGCCCCAGCAGTCCTCACCGATGATGATGAACGGGTAGACGTCGACGTTCGCCGCGCCCACGCTCAGCATCCCGCTCGCGCCGACCGCCGCACCAGCAGCGAGGAACGGCTTGAGCAGCGGCGAGGAGATGAAGCGGAAGTCCTCGCACGCGCCGATCTCGCGGTCGTGGATCGGCTTGAACGAGCCGTACTCCTCGACGCGCGTGAAGCCCGGCAGGTTGCGGATGTCGCTGACCGCGTCGGTGTGGACGAACACGATGTAGGACGGCTGGACGGCGCGGGTGCCGAAGTTCACGCCCGGGGCCAGGCGCGACGTCACTCGGCGGGCACGGTTGGACTCCAGGGTGCGCGCGGCCTTGCGCAGCGAGTTCAGGCTGATCGCCGTGTTCACCGCCGAACGGGACGAGCCGTTGGTGTAGATCACGGTCGAGCCGGCCTTCAGCACGCCGTAGCGCACCATCTCCATGACCTCGGCCAGGGTCTCGCCGGTCAACTTGACCATCTCGCCCGGGATGTCGTCCTCGTACAGCTGCTCGACCTTCGAGCTGTACTTGAACAGGATGCCGTACTGCTGGAGCGTGACGGTGACGTCCTGGAACGAGATCGTGTTGGCGTTCGGGGTCACGCCCTCGGCCAGCACGAAGTTCGACGCGGTGATGTCGGGCGTGCCGACGTAGCGGCTCGAACCCTCGATCGTGGTGCCGACAGTCGACGCGCCGAACGGCAGCGTGCGGCGGAACACCAGGGTGTCCGTCGAGTTCTGCGGCATCTCGCGCTGGGTGCCGAAGTCACCGAGGACGGTGATCGGCTGCGCGTGTTCGAGCATCCCCTGGGCCGCGCGGATCAGATTCCGCGAGGCAACGGTGCCGTAATTCTGCATTTGGTGATCCTTTCAGATTGGGTCAGTAGCCCCGCTCGGCGCGTTCCTTGTCACGCTTGCGGGCCTCGTAGTTCCAGAGTTCTTCGGCCGACATGTCGTCCAGGGTCTTGGGCGGCGGTGTCTGACCGGGGCGTGTCGTGGCTGCTGCTGCGAGGCGCTGATTGCGTTCCTGCCTGACCTCGGACGCCGGGCGCACCCGGGCCTTCTCGTACAGATCGAGCATCGCGATCGCGTCCCTGGCCCGCGGGCTACCCGCGAGAGCTTTCGTCTCAGGGGACTGGACCGAGTACCAGGCGGCGAACTCCGGCGTCTTGACCGTGTCCCGCCAGTTCTCGTACTTGCCTTCGAGGCGTGCTTCCTCGACGAGACGAGTCATCTCCTCCCGGGTCTGGGCGACCTGCTGCTGGACATAGCCCTCCACCACCTCGGGTGTCAGACCGCCTCGCTGCTGGACCGCGCCGATCTTGGCGGCGACGTACTCCTCCATCGCGGAGGCCCACTCGGGGAAGTCCTCCTTGAGCTGCTCCCATTTCTCCGGGTTCTTGGCTGCGGCAGCCATCTGTCCCTGCGACGGCGCGTCCTGGGCTGAGACTTGCGTCGCCGCCTGACGGGCTTGCTGGAACTCTCGCTGCATCGCCGCCACGCGCCCTTCGGCGGAGCGAACGTGCTGCAACAGCTGGGCATTGGCCTGAATGAGTTCGTCGACCTGCGCGAGCTTCTGCCTTGCTGCGTCGGGCAGTCCCGCGTAGGGGTCCTGCGGCTCCGGCGCGGCCGGCGTCTCCTGGATTTCTTCCTGCGGCGCGGACCCTTCGTCCTGCGGCGCAGCGGCCTCGGTCGGCTCGGACGCGGACGTCTCATCGGCGTCGAGCTTGGCGGCCTCTTCGTTCCAGAGATCCTGCATCTGCTCCGTGGTCAGATCGTTCTCATCCATTTCCTGCCCTCCAAAAACAAAAGCCGCCCGATGGGCGGCTCTTCTGCCAAGGTCGGCCGGGATCAGTCCTGATCCGGGACGACCGCTTTGTCACGAGCTGCCGCGTTGGGCAGGTCGATGATTCTTTTCAAGACCCGGATCTCGCCACGCAGAGCAGCGGTGTCTTCGGGCGCCAGATGAGCGTCATTCTTCTCGCGTGCGCGCTTCAGCTGGTCTTCGGCCCACCTGCGCATCTGGTGCCAGGTGGCGGAATTGAAGTCGATCATGGAATGAAAAAGCCGCCTCATGGGCGGCTTGAAGTGGACGCAATAGTCCGTGCGGACGATTTTACGAGGGGCGTTGCCGCGCGGTCAATCCTGGTATCTGCGCAGCAAGAACACGGTCTTGTAGTAGAGCGCCACGATCTCGTCGATCGCGTTGTGCAGCGCCGTCTCGTCGCGCGGGCAGACCGCCTCCCGGTTGTCCTCGATCCAGGCGGCCTGCTGCTCCAGCACGTCCGCGATGTCGCCCTCGAAGTCGTTGTCCATCAGCGGAACGTCGAGAATCTCGCCGAACCGGCCCATGTAGGTCTCCGCGAAAGCGTCGACCTTCGGGATCAGGTCCTCGTAGAAGGCTCCCAGCGCGACGTGCGCGGCGTAGTTGCTGGTACGCAGGTGCTCGCGGTGCGCGAGGTCGCGCGCCAGAAAGGTCAGGGCGACGAATTGGGCTGCCACGCTCATGGTTGTCCCCCGATCAGATGCCGGAACCGGCGACGAGTTTCAGCCGCTGTTCGGCGGCGAAGAGTTCCTTGCGACCGCGCTCGCGGATCGCGGTGTCGGCCAGCTTCGCTTTGATCACCTCCAGGGAGATGTTCTGCGCGTTGGCCATCTTCAGCATCTCGATCTCGCGCTGCATCTGGATCTCCTCGCGCCGCGCGGCGATGTCAGCCCGCTTGATCTCCAGTCGGGTCTGGAGTTCGGCCAGGTCGCCCTCGTTCTGCGCCTGAACGCGCTGCATGTCGGTCTGCGCCCGGATCTTGGCGGCCTCGATGCGCGGATCCGGCGCCTGCTGCCCGGCGGCCTGCTTCTGAGCCTCCTTGATCTGCTCGATCTCCTCCTCGCTCTTGAAGATTTCCGCCGGGTCGACGTGCTGCGCCTGCAGCGCCTTCTCGAAGAGCTTCTGCGGATCGATGTACATGCCGAAGACGGGGTTCGTCGCCGCGGCCAGCAGGTTCAGGAAGGCCTGGTTCTGGATGTCGCGGATCAGCAGCGCGGAGCTGCCGCGCGCGTCGATCGAGAAGTCGCCTTTGACCGCCTCGTCCTCGTTGTAGAGCATGTTGAAGTCGTAGTAGCGGCGGATGTGCGGTCGCGTGATCTGGTCGTCGAACTGCTTGACCAGGCGGCGAAGCACCACGTTGGCGCTGTTCATCAGCATCTGCATCCCGCCGACCGTGTCCGGGGCGGAGCCGTTCTCGCCCTGGAGCAGCATCGGCACGCCGGTCTCCTGATCGGCCAGCTCGGTGGCCATCTGGATGATCGCGGCCAGCTCCTTCTGGTGCGAATCGAACTCGAACGTGGCGAAAGCCTTGCGCACGTCATCGATCTCGTCGGTGGCCCACCAGATTTTCCGGCTCGTGAGCTGCCACTGCTTGTCGGCCGGCTGGATGATGTTCGGGTTCAGCACGATCTGCGGGCCGCTGGAGACGCCCGAGTTGTCCATCATCTGGCGCCAGGCGGCGTTGAGGACCCGCTGCTGGGCGCGCATCAGGTACGGCACGCCGTACCCCCAGCACGAGCCCGCGCATTTCTCCCAGATGTAATAGTCGTAGGGGATTTCCCCACCTTCGAGGGGGTTCAGGAACGCCTTGACGACCGTGTTGTTGATCAGCACGACGCACGCGCTGATCGAGCGCAGCGGGTCCTTCTCTCCGACCTTGACCCCGCAGGACTCCAGGTCCTCGTGCTCGACCTCGCCCCAGTACTCCCACATCTCGTAGGTGTCGCGCGCGATGTCGCGGCGCTCCTCGTCTTCGAGCTCCTGGAACGTGGCCGACCGCTTCGGCCCCTCTTCGAGCACCTTGCGCAGCTGCTCCTTCATGTACCCGGGCTGCTTGGCCAGCTCCCGCACCTGCTTGGCGGTGAGCTTGCGCCTCTCGTAGTGGCCCTTGCCGTCGTGGATGTCCTCCCCGCACGACGGGTCGGGGAAGCAGTTGCGCGGGTCCACGGCGAACGAGGCCGGGCTCGTCTCCTCGATGAACTGCACCTCGTGGATCATCTCGCCGTAGGCGTCGACCCGCTGGCTCCAAGCCTTGCGCACGCGGTTGGTGACCACCGGACCCTTGAGCACGCCGGTGCCCAGCTTGGCCGCGTTGTGGATCACCTTGCGCAGCTCGCCGTTGTAGTCGCACTCGACCAGCTGGTCGTCGATCTCGGTCTGCATCGCCTCGGCCTTGCGGCGAGCCGCGGCCATGACCGCGCGGGCGACGTCCTTCTTGCGCACCGGCTGACCGCTGGCCGGGTCGACCAGGGGTCCGCCGGTCGACGGGTCGACGGCGGGCGCGTCCTCCTGCGCCATCTGGCCCAGGACGGGGTCCGGCGTCGGCTGGATGCCCCAGTTGCGGTCGTCGGTCGGCAGCAGGATGTCCGCGATCCGGGCCTCCGCGGCGTTGGTCTTCTGCCGCGTGAGCCCGATGAAGACGGTGGAGCGGTGCGGTTTCGCGTGCTGGGTAGTGACGGGGTAGCCCTGCTCCACCGACGTCATCATCTGGCTGGCCGCCCGATTGACGTTGTCCTTGGAGTTGTACTGGTCCTCGTCCTCGACCCATCGCTTGTCCACGCCGTAGCTGTAGCGATCGCGGATCCACTCGTCGCGCTGCTTGGCCAGCCCGTGGCCGAAGGACTGGAGCTTCTCCTCCATCCGCTTGCGCGCGTCGTCCTCGTCGGTCTCCAGGCCTTCTGCCCGGCTGCGGTCAGGAAAGTCCATCTCAGTACCCCATCTCGTGGTCGAACACGCCGAACGACACGGTCGGCAGCGCGCGGTTCGGTCGCACGCGGGCCTCGGCCTCCTCGTGCGTCTTGGCGTAGCGGCGCATCATCAGCGCGTAGCGCGTGGCACTCATCAGGTCATCGCCCTGCTTGACGATCATTCCGTCCTTGCGGTGGTAGAGCCGGAACTCCTCGAACCAGTCCGCCAGGTGGGAGAACACCCGCAGACGCATCGTCTGGAACCGGGTGAGCATCTCGGCGATGCCCGCCTCGACGCCGGAGCTGCCGTCGTCGAACGTCGCCCGGTTGCGCAGCATGGCCAGGCCCTGCCGCCGGTACTGCTCCGCCAGCTGGTCGCCGGATCCCTTGTCGCGCTGAAGCCCGTCGTGCGGCCAGGAGACCGGGATCCAGTCGCCTCTGGCGCGGATCGCCGCGGCGTGGATCGCGATCGAGGCGTCCTTCACCCGGTACGCGTCGGTCACGTAGACGGTGTCGGTGTCACGGTCCCATGCCAGCCAGACGGCCGCCGTCGGGTGGTCGATGCCGAAGTCGAGGCCCACGATCCGTGGCCAGTGTCCGGGCACCGGGAAGGCGGGCACCTTGATCGCCTCCTCGACGATCGGGAACACGCGTCCCGAGCCCAGGATCGGGATCCCCTTCGCCCTGGCCTCGCGCTCGTGCTCCGGGTACGAGGCGATGATCGCGGCCCGCTGCTCGGGCGTGTAGTGCTCGGCGTCCTCGATCGTCATGTTCGTGACGTGGGAGCCGGCGGGCTTGTCCAGCAGGAACCGCTTGACCACCTCGGACATGCCGAGCAGCGGGGTGAACGTCACGAAGACGCTGCCGCCCGTGGCGTTGGTCCGGGTCAGGCCCTCGGAGTAGATCGGCAGCGGAGGCTCCTCGTCGAACCAGACCAGGTCCACGGTGTCGGCCTGCCACTTCGTGCGCCCCTGGTCGTAGGACAGGAACTGCACGACGGAGTCCTCGCCGCTGACGTGGCGCACGACGGCGGAGCTGATCGCGTCGGGCACGCCCTGCTTCATCGACGTGTCGCGCAGCGCGTCGTGCGGGATGGTGCCAGTGCCCCACTCCTCCCGCAGCTCCGGGGGGCCGATCAGCAGCCGCTGGATGCCCTTGCGCGTGAGCTCCGCGGACTCGGATCCGACCATCGCCCGGACGGCGTAGGGGAACCGTCGGCCCTTCCACCAGTCCGGGTAGCGGCCGGTCAGGTGCATGGCCATCTCGTTCGCGCCCGCGACCGTCTTGCCCAACTGGTTGCCGGCCATGAACAGGCGTTCACGGTACTCGGCGCCAGCCTCGTGGAAGTCCCGCTGCCTGGTGTAGGGCTTGTAGGCGGCCAGGCGGTTGCGCCTGGCGCGGACGTCGCGCAGGCGCAGCAGCTCGTAGAGCTCGCGCTTCTCGTCGTCGCTGAGCGCGGTCAGGTCGACCTTGTCCAGGCTCATGCCTCCTCCATCTCGCGCAGCGCGGCCCGGAGCGCGGCGGCCTCGCGCCGGGCGTGCACCAGGCGATCGCGCTCGCAGTACGGACACGGAATCGCCGTGCCGCCGCCGTGCGGGCGGCAGGTACGGTCGTTGGTGCCAGGCTTGCCCCGTTCGCGGTAGCTGCGCCGGTGCTCGGCGCCGGAGGCGATCGCCCGGTCCAGGCTCACCGCCCGCCCTGCGCCTTCGCGAGCAGCGCGGCCAGCCGCTGGTCCAGCTGTTCGCCGGTCAGGTCCAGGGTGCCGGACATCTTGACCTCGACCGCCTTGAGCTTCGGCTGCGTGTACTCCAGCAGCGAAGACAGGACGCGCAGCCGGGTGTCGGGGTCGACCGCGTCGACCAGGACGGGGTTGCCGTCGTCGTCGAGCACGGCGTTGCCCAGGCGATCCCGGGCGGGCACCTGGGAGACCAGGGCCTGGGCGATCGCCTGCGCAGGGTCGAGGCCGGCCTCGATGCAGGCCTCCGCGACGCTGCGCAGGTTGATCGTGCCGCCGTTGTTCCGCGTGCTCGCCGACCGGCGCTTGATGCGCGTGCGGCCGGTCAGCGGCGGGTTGGCGGCCATCAGGTCCTGGCTGGTCGCCAGCTGCGGCGCGTCGCCCGGTTCGACCAGGCGCGTCTTGCGCGACCCGATGCCCTGGGTCTTGCGCATCAGTCGACCTTGCCCGAGATCAGGGCGGCGTTGAAGCCGACCGGCGCCTTGCGCATCCCACCCTTGTAGGGGGCCTGGGTCTCGTTGGTCCCCGGCAGCGGCACCGCGACCTTGTTCGGGAGCGTGCCCGCTCCCTGCATCGCGTTGCCGCCGACGCGGCCGGCCGCGATGCTGACGCTTGCGCTACCGCCCTTCGGTCTGCCGACGGGGCGGCCCACCGCGACGCTGGAGTTGCGGCCCTTCGGGTTGCTGTAGTCCTGCATGGTCATCCTCCTGTTGCGCCGTCTGGCGCGGGGTTTGACCGTCTCATTGCCTCACAAAGGCACCGAATGAAACGGCCGAAACGCAGTACCGGCGCGGCTTTCAAGGCATCGCGTCGAGTGTTTGTGCAGCGTTTGTGCAGTCAAGCCATCAGGGACGGGTTTTGCGGCCGCTTCGCCGCCTCCTCGTCCCACATTGCCGCCATGTCGCCGGACGGCATCGCTTCGCCCCCGCCGGCCTCCTCGGCCGATCCACCGCCGGTCAGCAGCCCGCCCAGGTACTCCAGGCACTCCTCGGGGCTCTCGCAGCTGTACGGCGCCTGACCGTCGGCCTCGACGGTGATCTGGCCGGTCTGGTCGTCGACGTTGATCGTGATCTGCATGGGGGCTCCAGGGGCCGCGGCGCGGCCGAAAAGGCGGTTTGGCGCGCTCCCGATCAGGACGCACGCCGTTTCCTGACTTGTGACGCACGTCACATTGTGCGTTCTGGCGCGCTTCCGATCAGGACGCACGCCTCCTCCGAAATTGTGACGCCCGTCACATCGCGCGGTCAAGCGCAACAATCTGCCCTTTCGTTGTCTGATTGTTGCGCTCCGCGAAACAGTAAACGACAGCCTGGCTGACGCTCAATCGGCGGGTTTCGTTGCAGAACCCCACAATTTCAGACATTTCCTACGGGTTTTCCCTGATGACACGACTCCGAAAGTAAGCGATGCTTACGTCACCGAGCCGGCGGATCCGGCAAAACGCAAGATTGCCTTACCTCCCGGCGAGCCGGGCACCTCAAGGAGAAGCACCATGTCGCACGAACTCACCCAACGCGCTGACGGCACCGTCGAATTCGCCTACCTGCAGTCCGACGGTCTGCCCTGGCACGGTCTCGGCCAGGCGATGAACGACGGCGCCAGCATCGACGAGTGGCGCGTCGCCGCCGGGATGGACTGGAAGATCGGCCGCAGCCGCGTGCGCTACGGCAACGAAACCAACTTCCGCATCATCGAGGACCAGCACGTCCTGTTCCGCTCGGACACCAAGGACGCCCTCGGCATCGTCAGCGACCGCTACCAGGTCGTGCAGCCGGCCGAGGTCCTGGAGTTTTTCCGGGACGTCGCGCGGGCCGGCGGCCTGGAGCTCTCCGCGGCCGGCACGATCTACGGCGGCCGCCGCTTCTGGGCGACGGCGAAGATCGGCGAGGCGTCCCCTGCCAGCGTCAAGGACCGGATCGGCGGCTACCTGCTGCTCTCGACGTCCGCCGACGGATCCCTCGCCACCGAGGCCCGCCTGACCTCCGTCCGCGTCGTCTGCCGGAACACCCTGCAGTTCGCCCGGGCTGACGCGAAGCCGGCGCTGCGCGTCTCGCACCGCTCGAAGTTCGACCCGGCAACCGTCCAGGCCCAGATGGGCCTGAACACCGCCGCCTGGGACGCGTTCCGCCACAACCTGACCCGCCTGTCGAACGTCGACCTGCACGAGGAACAGGCGGCCGAGATCACCGCCGGCCTGTTCGCCGGCGCGGACTCCCAGGAGGCCCGCGACAAGGCCCGCGAGACCGCCGGGTTCCGCAAGGTCCTCGCGCTGTTCAACGGCGAGGGCATGGGCGCCGGGCTCGACGGCGTGTTCGGCACCGCGAACGGGCTGCTCCAGGCGGTCACCGAGTACGCCGACCACCACGTCCGCGCCCGCTCCGACGAGAACCGCTTCGCCGCCGCCCAGTGGGGCGCCGGCGCCGATCTGAAGCGCGAGGCCTGGGACACGTTGATCGCCCTGGTCTGACGGCAGCGGTGCAGGGTCTGCCCTCCGGGGCGGGTCCTGACCAGTGCCGCCAGGCCCTCCGTGCCGGCCGGATGCCGGAGCTCAGCAGGAGAACGACATGTCCCCGTCCGATCGCGATCACCTCGCCGCCGCCTACTGCGCGGCCTGGAAAGCCGTCAAGGGCCTCCCCATCACCGTGACCGTCCAGCCGAACGGCTGGTTCGCCATCAACGCGCACTTCCGCGAATGCGGCCCCCGCATGGTCCGTGCGTCCGCGCTGATCCTCGGCCTGTCGACGCTGACCCAGCGGATCGCCGACGGCGACGCCGCAGTCGTTCGCAACGCGCGCCACGAGGCCTGAACCATGCACCCGATCCCCCGCCCGTTCCCGGTCGACCAGGTCGTCGAGCCCTCGCCCGAGGCCGTCGACGCGATCCTGGCCGACAAGGCCTTCCCCCGCGGTTACTTCGCCCGCGACCTGCTGGCAGGCCGCCAGGCCCTCTCGCTGGCCGACCTCAAGGGCAAGGCCCGCAAGTACGCGGCCGGCTACGCCGACATCCGCGACCGCGTCGTCCAGGTCGCGCGCCGCCACGGACTGGTCGACGTCTACGACCGCAGCCGGCGCGGCCGCCGCGTGTTCTCGGCCCGCGTGGAGGTCTGACCATGTCGAAGCTCAGCCCCGCAGCCGCCGCCATCACCCCGGCCCGGATCCGCCAGTCCTACCGGGCCCGCGTGGCCCTCGCACGCCGCGGCGGCGCTCCCCGCATTCCGGGCGTCGCCCGCCCGGGATCGCCCCGCAGCAGCAACGGTCTCGAAGACCGGCAGGCCGCCGAACGCGAGCTCGCCGAGCTCATGGCGCTGCCCCCGGGCACCGAACGCACCCGGGCCTACGTGCGGATCTACGACCGCATCAACCGGCTCGTGCACGCGACGCCCGAGTTCGTCCCCGCACCGGATCTCTGACCATGCGCCGCGACCCCCTCGACATCCCCGCGATCCAGTTCGCGATCATCGCCGCCGGGTGCGCCGCGCTCGTCGCGGTCTACGCCTGGCGCACCGGAGGCCTCTGATGCGACTCATCACCCTGCCCGAACTCCTGCGGATCCCTCCCTGGTCCGCGGGAGTCGCCAACGCCCTGCGCCGCATCGCCGACCAATCGCCCCAGGTCATCGCGGTCTCCGTCACCTCGGTCGACGGCGACCCGCGCGCGACCGGATGGGAGGAGATCCCCGAGGCCTGGCCCGCCGGCACCGTCTACGCCTGGATCCGGTCCGACGCGGACCCCCGGGCCGCCGACCTCCCCACGCGACCCGCCGCCCGCCTGCCGGCGCGATGCGACTGCTGCGGCCAGGTCCTCAGAACTCCATCCCCTTCGACAGTCGCCGCATGATCGCTCCGGCGATCGATCGCTCGTGCCCTGCGATCACCTCCGCCAGCTCCCTCTCCTGCCCGCCTGTCAGCGGCGCCCGCCCGGTGCCCTGGCAGTGCGTGCACAGCTCGTCGCTCAGCACCGGCACGTCCGGCAGCAGCTTGTAGCCTCGCCCCTCGCAGTGCCCGCACCGGTCGTTGCTCAAGTGCGTCAGCACCCGGGCGACCAGAGTCGCGTCCCATCCCTTGGCCACCAGGCCGCGCGCCACCGGAAGCAGCTCTCGCTGGTCCCCTCCGACGCGCCATCGCCAGATCGACAGGCCCAGCGGATCCCTCGCGCCCGCCAGGCCGCTGGCCCGCACGATGTCCAGGTCCCCGATCTCATCGCCCGGCCGCTCGCTCAGGTCATCGGTATGCTGAGCCGTGCCCAGGCGTTCACGCGTTGGTGCCATCCGCCCTCCTCTCCAGGTGCCTGTAGAACTCGTCCTGGCCGGCCTCCTTGGCCACCAGGGACGCGCTGATGCTCTCGTCGATGGTCCCCGCCGCCAGGATCCGGTAGACCGTCGTCGTCGCGCTCCTGCGGCCGCTGCGCACGATCCGCGCCCGCGCCTGCTCGTACAGCTCATAGGAATGCGGCATCGCGAACCAGACCATCGCCGAGTAGTGTTCCTGCAGCCCGTCGATCCCGTGACCCGCGCTCGCCGGGTGCAGCACCGCGACCTCGACCTCCCCTCGCTTGGCCGCGGCCAGGCCCTCCGGCGTCGTGATGTCCACCGCGGACGGGTTCCACGCCAGGACGCGGTCCCGGTCGTGCGTGTACCAGACGCAGACGATCACGCGGGCAGCGATCTCCTCGATCAGCTGATCGAGCTCCGAGAGCTTCTCGTCGTGCACCCTCTGCACCTGGCCGGCGTCGTCGAACACCGCGCCCTGCGCGATCTGGTGCAGCTTGCCCGCCAGCACGCCGCGGCTCCCCGCGGTGATGCTCAGGTCGTCCGCGGTCACCGTCATCGAGCCCTGCAGCCGCGAGTACAGCGCCGCAGCCTCGGCCGGCAGCTGCACGTACCGATCGACCTCGACGAAGTCCAGCCCGAGGTCCGGCGCGACCGCGAAGTACAGATCCCCGACCATCGCGTACAGCGCCGACTCCATCCCGGCGCGCAACCGCCAGCTGTAGACCTGACCCGTCGCCCGGTTCTGCTTGTCCGGCTCCAGGTAGTTCGCCCGGAACCCGCTCAGCGTCTTGCCCAGTCGCGCTCCCTGATCCAGGAGAAACACCGGCGCGAACAGCTCGTGCGCGGTCCCCGGTCTGGGGCTGCCGCTCATCAGCAGAATGCGCGCCTGCGTCTTCGCCGCGATCGACTGCATCGCCTTCCACCCGACGCTGCCTCGCCGCCCGCCCCGCCTCAACCTCGACGCCTCGTCGAACACCACGAGGTCGTACGCAGGCAGGCGGCGCAGCTCCGCGAGGCCGAAGGTCGCGCGGGTGACGGTCATGCTCGCCAGGCGCGCCTCCCCGAGCGTCTCCACCGAGCGCGCGCGCAGGCGGCGCCGCAGCTCGGAGACGCGCTCGCGCCAGGCGACGAGCCGCTCGGAATCGCCCGGTGCGGGGCGCTCAGCTTCCGCGCGGGCCAGGCGCTGGACGAGGTCCCGGTCGACCACCGGCAGCAGGTGCTCGCGGCCCGCGTAACGCGCGGCCGCGAACTGGCTGCCGATCCGCCGGACCGTCCTGCGCAGCGCATCCCGGCCGGCCTGCTCGAGGGCCCGGTCCACTGCCACGGTGGCCTGGTCGACCGCCTGGTTCGTCGTCGAGAGGAGCAGGACCCGCGCGGAGGGGCTCGCCTGCAGGTACTCCGAGAGCAGCACGCCGAGAACCGTCGTCTTGCCGGTGCCCGGCGGCCCCCAGAGGAAGGCGTTCTCGTGTGCCGGCAGGCCGAGCGCGCGACGCTGCGCGGGACGCAGCCACGGATAGGACGCTCCCGGGAGCGGCGGAGCCTGCGCCCGCGACGGAGCGCTCAGCCCGGAGATCCCGGCCGCGGCGCGC